ATAAAAAATGCGGATGTCAATAAGATACATAAGCGAATGAGAGATAATCTGCCAAATGATATTGACAAATCTGAAGGTTCGGACGTTTGGAATTTAACCTATCCAACGGCATATGAACACGCATATTTTGCACAGTTTTGTATTCTAAATGCTCTTCGATTGATATGGCCCGAATTTAGTTATGGTACATATGCAGATTATCACGGAGCATGCAGAGGCATGGCAAGACGAAAGGCACAGCATGCTACAGGAAGTGTCAAGATTATAGGTAATATAGGTGTAAATATCCCCAAAGGTACAGTTTTTACTACTGCACAAATCGCTGATGAAAGTGTAACGGAGTTTGTTACAACAGAAAATGTGTCAATAGGTGATAATAAAACGGTAACGGTTAATATCATTGCGGCTATAGCGGGAAAATCGGGAAATGTTCCGGCAAATACTATCACTGTTAATAGTGATAAAATTGTCGGTTTATCCAGTATTACAAATGAAACAGCTACAACAGGCGGCTATGATGAGGAAAGTGATGAAAATTTTATTGAGCGTATCAAGGAATATGACCAGTCACAGGATAATTCTTTTATCGGAAATGATAACGATTACAGACGTTGGGCGTTAGAAGTTGACGGAGTAGGTGAGGCTGTTGTAATCAGTCCTGAAGATAATCCGAATGTTGAAGATGATAGTGGTGTTGTAAATATTATCATAGTTGATTCAAATGGAGTTCCTGCAGATACAACATTATGTGCGGCGGTTTACAATCATATTATGCAACCAGTGCCGTTATCGATAGACGGAAAAAAGACGGACGGTCAAACCACCACAATCGAACGGCTTGCACCGCCCGGAGTTATTCTTGAGGTTACAGCACCAACAACTATAGCTATCAGTGTTTCGGGCTTAATTGAATTGGATAATACAGTTGGAATTGAAGATATAAAGAGTAATTTTATTTCGTCAATATCTGAATATATTGTACAAGCAATAAAAGACGGTGAAGTGCGATATAGTAAAATTGCATCTATTTTATCAAATACCGCGGGTGTAGCTGATTATAAAAATTTGATTGTAAACGGAAATAACACAAATGTACAGCTGATGTTAAATCAAATTCCTACAATATCAGAAACAACAATAAAATTTGATGTTGGACTTGTAGACGGGTAGGTGTAGTATATGTATTCAACAGAATTAATGGAGCAGATATTAACCAGTGAGATAGGACAACAGATAATACAACGAGTTACCAATAAATATGGTAACAGTTATGTCGGACTATGGTTATTTCAGATTATCGGAATGTCTAATGACGAGGTTAAGGCAATGGTTGAAGATTTCAAAAATCAAACGCTGCCACAAACAGCGACATGGTCTTTATCATTATGGGAGCAGTCAATGGGCTTGCCTGTTAATGAAAGTGAGAGCGTAGAGCAACGTCGGCAGAATATTATAGAAAAACGTCGTAGACGAAATGCTATGAATCCTGCAAGAATAGAAGAAATAATATCAGCAATGACAGGTGCAGCTGTGCGAATGGACGAATATTACGCTAAAAATAGATTTGCAATATATATTTCATCTATTCCGTCAACGGTAGACGAAGAATCTGTTAGAAAAAAAATCAAACTGATTAAACAATCGCATAAAGTGTTTGATATATTTTATGAACAAGCTACTAAAGGAGATATATATGTTGGTGGTGTTATTCAAAAATCAAAAGAAATTACATTAGAGGAGGTATGATAATATGGAAAAATTCTATCCTACAAAAGCAGGTCTTGAATATGCTGCATTAACCGCACAAGGTAAAATTATAGAGTTTACCAAAGGTAAGTTTGGTGATGGGATAAGAAGTACAGAAAATATAGCAGAGCTTACTGATTTGATACATCCTCTTGGCGAATTGCCAATATCAAAAAAGAGTGTAAAAAACAGTACAATAATTACAACGACACAATTTTCAAACAGGGTTGGCTGTAGTATATTGCCAACTTTTTATTTGATGGAAATAGGGTTATTTGCAAAGGTGGTTAATGCTGACGGTACTGATGATGACGAGCATCCGGAAACATTAATAGGATATGCGTTTGATGGCCACGGCGATAAAATCATCGGTACATCATTAAGTGAATTTATCATTAATATTCCGTTGACAGTCGCTGATGTCAATAATGTAACTGTTGATATTGACAGTCTTGTATATCCAACATTAAAGCAATTTGAAGATGAAGTCAATACAAGAAAAACAGAAGATGAAGAATTACAGAATAGTTTGAATGTACATATCACAGATACAAGCAATCCACATGGTGTCACGGCAGAACAGATTGGATTGGACAAAGTCCCAAACGTGGCAACGAACGATCAAACACCTACATATTCGCAAAATTCAACATTGAGTAATATTGTAAGCGGCGAAAAAATATCGGTTTCGTTCGGGAAAATAATGAAAGCGATAGCGGATTTAATCAGTCATATTGGTAGTAAATCTAATCCGCATAGTGTTACAAAATCACAAGTGGGATTGGACAATGTACCAAATGTAGCGACAAACGACCAACAGCCGACTTTTGCTGAATCGGGTACACGGTCGAATATAGTAAGCGGTGAAACGCTAAGCACATTGTTCGGAAAAATAAAGAAATTCTTTGCCGATTTAAAGACGGTAGCGTTTACAGGTTCATATACTGACCTGTCAAACAAACCGACATCAATGCAAAATCCTAATTCATTGACATTGACAATGAACGGCTCGGCAACGAACTATAACGGTGCATCGTCAGCGAGTAAGTCGTGGTATGCTCCAACGAGTGCGGGAACGGCAGGATATAATTTGATTAGTAATGGTAGTGGTGCTCCTGTTTGGAAACCGCCGTCATATGCGGTATGCTCAACATCGGGAAACACCGCCGTGAAAACGGTGTCTATAAGCAATTTTAAATTGACGACAGGAGTAAGGGTGCTTGTAAAGTTTACTTATGAGCATACTTCTTCAACGGCAGCTACATTAAATGTCAATTCAACAGGCGCAAAAAATATTGTCGTGCATTGTGGCACGGATAATATTTTTGTTAAAGATTATTTTTCATGGCTTGCAGGTGAAACTGTGGAGTTAGTGTATGACGGTAGTTATTGGGTTGCGATTGCATCCGATATGCGTTTTATTACCGGTGCACAGTCTGCCACCGTGGTTATAGGCACTACTAAAACACAGGGCTTTTGCGACTTCAGATGCGACGGAACGAATGACGCTGAATGTTTTAATAAAGCAATTAGACGCATAAAAACTATTTTGAGCAGAAATCCGCCGAAAGAGGGTTCTATGATGTGGCGATATGGAGGAACAATCCTTGTTAAGACGGGAGTATATAATATTAATTCTACCATAAGCATAGGTCAGTCCATAACAAAAGATATTTTTACATTTAAAGGGGAAGGCCCTTTTTCTACATGGATACAAACAAAAGACCTACAATGTTTTATGAAGAATTTTGATAGTCTTTGCTTTAAAGATTTGTATTTAACCTGCGATGGATTAAATGAAGGCCCATACTTTGACAGTGGAGATAATTTAACTTTTGAGAATTGTTATATTTCTGTCAGAAATTCAACCTCTAATGTGGGTGTGTTTGCGGATTTAAATACACAATATACAGGAGAAGACCCCGGAGGGGGTTCGTCAGGAGAATTGCAACAAGGGTGCTTTGTACTAAGAGGAAGCACTATGACTATAAAAACATTAAGTACATCATCAAATTGTTTTTCCGGAATTAATTGCGGAGTACTTAAAGTGGATGATAGTGAAATTAATTTGTTCAATAATAGTAACAGCACTTCTTTCGAGTTGAATTTTGCATATTTAGCAATGACGGGATATATATCAAATAGTATTATACATTGTAGCGGAAAAAGCAGCATAGTTAATTCGGGAGCTATAAATATTACGGGTAATGTGATTTATTTACACTCAAGCAATTCGAGGATATATCACTACAATACAAGCATTACAGAAGTAGGCGGAGTATTTAATGCAAATACTGTGTATTGTGCGTATTATGTATATTTGCGCTGTGCAACGATAACCGGTAATAAATTTTTGAAATTGAACGAGTATCAGTCAAATTCCGTTGCGTGCTACTTATATAATCCATGCTCTGCAAGTATTACCGGTAATTTCTTTCATGGCGGAGCAAGCGGAACGTGGTATATTGACGCTGCTTCAAAAGGAAGCTTGAATGTTCTGTGCAATAACTATAAAGGAACGCTGGCTGTACGAAATACAGTCACTCAAAACAACGCGTATAATTTAAGTGTAAATTATTAAAGAGAGGTATAGTATGGATATACGATTATTTTATGTTACGGAAGACAGGTCAATCGGCATTAACAAGTATTGCATTGTTGTTAGGCACTACGATTCTTTAAAAAAGGATAGTTATACTGATGTTGACTACTACTTAAACGAAGAAGCGGCATATGAACTTGAGAACAACGTCATTCCAAAACATCAGCTACTTGAAAAAATATCAAAGACAATTATTGATGTTTCAAATTATGCTTGGGCGGAGGGGATTAAACTTCGTACAAGCGACGAGAACAAAGAAATCCTTGAAATAGTAAATTACGGCAGTAAAGAAGCATACGAAGCGTCTTTGCCCGAATATACAGATGAGTTTATGCTTGACGTAGATGTAAGGGTAGCAATGTTAGAAATGGGAATTACAGAATAGGAGGTGATGATTATGAAACACGGGCGCTCTTATGGGTTGTGTAAGAAAATTGTAGCCGTTGGAAAAATGAGCAAAGAAAAAATGCTTGAAAAATTTGATGTGCTTGTCTTATCTGGTGGATTAACAGAAGATGATTACACAGAGTTGGTTGCAGAAATCAATAAAAATTAGGAGGACATTATAGTGGAAACAGAAAATGAAAAAGAGTTATGGGAGAGACTGACTGCGGTAGAACAGTCCACAAAGTCGGCGCACCACCGTTTAGACAGCTTGGACAAGCTGACTGAAAGCGTCCACATCATAGCTACGGAAACTAAAGCAATGCGTGGGGACGTAAATGATATAACCGAACGTGTGGACGAAATAGAAAAACGTCCTACAAAGCGATACGAAACAGTCGTTACCGCCATTATTACGGCAATAGTGGGCGGTTTGATAGGTTATTTTGTTAAAATGTTAGGATTTTAGTATTTTAGGAGGTACATAAAAATGAAAGAATGGTTTAAATGTGCAGGTATTCGTGCAATAAAAACAGTTGCACAAACAGCAGTTGCCACTATTGGCACTGCTGTTGCATTGGGTGACGTCAACTGGGTAATGGTTGCGTCAGCGGCGGCATTAGCAGGCGTATTGTCGTTATTGACATCAGTTGCAACAGGATTGCCGGAAGTGAATAACGAAAAGGGGGAATAAAATATGACGTTACAAGATACCGTTGCACTGATGAATAGCGCAGATTATAAGGAGCGTTTCAAGGCGGAATATTATCAAGTAGTGAATAGATTTAAAAGTCTATATAAAATGTTAGTGGAATGGGACGAGGGAAAACTAAAATTTTCCCCACCGTGCCCACGCAGTACATACAACATACAACTAAACGCAATGGCTGACTATTTGGAGGCTTTGGAAGCACGTGCAGTAATGGAAGATATTGAATTGAAAGAGGTGTAATGAAATATGACAGATAAAATTTTTATAAATGCAGTAAAATCATTAATCGCAAACTATTTTAACAACAATGTTGATGTGACAGACGGTAAGAAAATCACCACAGATGATGTGTATATCGTGTGGAGCTGTAAGGCGTTACAGAATTTTAAAGCGTTGGCGTCAACAACCGTGTCGGACGGAATGTATTACGAAATTACATACAACGGCGACAAAAACGAGATGTATTTTGACGCATACAAAAAGTGGAAGAATATGACGGTAAGGGAGTGGTGACAATGGCGGCAATAGATAAATTGATAGAAATAGCCAAAACAGAAATCGGCTATTTAGAAAAATCAAGCAATTCGCAATTAGATGATAAAACAGCAAATGCCGGTACTGCAAATTACACAAAGTATTGGCGAGATATTAAGCCTGAGTATCAAGGACAACCTTGGTGCGCATGCTTTGTAACGTGGTGCTTTGTTAAGGCTTTTGGAAAGGATAATGCACAAAAATTATTGAAGCATTATCCGTATGTATATTGCCCGACAATGGCAAGTCTGTTTACGCTAAATGCAAATCCGAAAATGGGCGATATTGTTATTTTTAAGCATAACGGAACATTTACGCATACAGGAATTGTCACAGGTGTAAATGGTGATTATTTCACAACGATTGAGGGTAACACAAACGGAGGTAGTACTATTATTGCAAATGGCGGCGGTGTTTGTAAAAAAGGCTATTATAACAGTAATCTACCGGGGACAAAATTCTGTACTCCTGATTGGAGCATAGTCGAAGAAAGTGAGGGAATGACAATGGCACAATATGAAGAATTAAAGCAAATGATTGCAGAACAAAAGTCGAAAATTGATAAATTACAAGATAAGGTTAATAAAATCGAAAATCCGATGATTTACGATTGCATTGACGATAACATGCCTGAATGGGCGCATAAGCCTATTCAGTGGTGTTTGGATAATGGTATTGTATCAGGTACAGATGACGCACATCTTAATCTAAACAGCACAAAATTGTGGGTATGCGTTGTTTTATATCGTGCGGTTAAATTTGTTGCCGGATTGATGAAAATTAAAATCTGATGAGTGATTTATAAAAAGAAAAGCCAAACCGTATAGCAGACGATTTGGCAAGCAATAGACAACAATATTTTCTGCAAAAGAAAAAATATGTTGACCAAAGTTATAATAATTGTTCATATATATTATACCACGATATTGTTTATTTTTCAATACTGAACATAGTAAGTATATAGTTCAGAGTTGTAGTAA